CGGATGTTTGTCGGTAGAGTTATCAGATATTTTTTCATCGATCCCCGGTTTACTTTCCCCGGACGATTAATCAAATGTCTCTGATATTAAAAATTTAACACACTAAACCTATTTTGTCAAGTATTATTTTATTGACCTGCTTGAATTTTCTTTAGCTTACCACGAATTACCTCCATCTGATCAGATAATTCTTTATGCTTTACCCGATCTTTAAACGGATCCGACCAAGACGGATCCTGCATTATTTTTTGCATTTGAGCAACCAAAGTCTCTTTAGTTTCTGCACCTGCTCCAGGGGCACCCGCTCCTGTCTTTACCCTAAACGGATCTTCACCTGTAAACTTTTTAGCCAAGGCATCCGTCGCGGCTAAAACAACTGTTAATTGTTTTTCGTCAAACCCCTCCAAAAAGGGCTTAACACTTTCCGGTAAATGCGCAGCTAAATATTGTTTTCCGTTTGCAATTATCGCGTCTTTATTATCACCAAAAACTTCTTTGGTTAATTGCGAAAACTTATCCTCCATCTGTTTGGTGTATTCACCTTCTGCAGTAGCTAGAGTTTTAAGGATACTGGGTAAAATAACTTTAGCTTGATGCGGACTGGCTCCTGCCTCAAACAAAACGTTCCGTAATATTTTTATGATACCACCGGACTTGGCTACGTAATCCGCAGACAAACCTTCGGCATCACCTAATTCATATTTATCCGCAGACTCGGGCCTAAATTTAGAATGAAACTCGGACCACTTTTCTGGCGGGGTATTTGCATCGGGCAAAACACGCTGACCTAACAATGTTTGCGCACCATCAAGTTTCTTTACCAAATCACCAAAACCGTTTATATCTTTTACGTAGGGCTTGTCTTTTATTTCCGCGGGTAAAAGATTTCTAAACGCATCCCCTTGAACTCCGCTTAAACTTTCCGCTGTAATAACCGGTGGAGTACTACCTGCTCCTGCTCCTGCTCCGGCACCTGCTCCGGCTCCGTCACCTGCTCCGGCACCATCACCAGTTCCGCCTTCGCCCCGGTTGTCTAAACTCAATATCCCAAACAAAAGCCAATGCAACACTGCCCCAATCAAACCTAACAGCTTCATACCTCACTCCTTTCTACCACGTTTTTTGTCTCCACGGACATTAACTTTCGTAAATCGTGGTATACTGCTTCCCGTCCTGCGTTATACACTGTCGAGCTAACCATTACTTCACCCGACGCATTAAGGGCTACTGGATTCAATTCATAGCCCGATAACTTCTTTAAGTATTGTAAAACTATCAACACGTTAGGATCTGACTCCGCGCTATTCAATGCCGTTTGAACCTTTTTCAAATATTTAATTTGAGCTTCCCTTCGTGCTTTTTGTGCCGCTAATTCTTCCGCCTTTTGTTTCGGCGTTTTGTTTTCCCCTAACATTTTACATTACCAGGTCCATATAGTTACCCTGGCCTCCTGTTGGCATTCCTCCCGACCCCGCAGTTGTAGCTTGGGCCTGGGCATTTTGTTGGTTTGCAGACGCTTCTTTGGCGCCTGTTTCAGCGATCATTTGCGCCGCCTCTAATTGTTGTTGAGCTTGTCGACTTTTCATAAACGCTTCAAATCGTTTCTGATATTCTTCTTTCGAAACTAATATCTCATCTGTAGCCCCAAAAAGTTCAGAAGCCATCGGCATAATCTTATCGTCATCTAACCAGAGCAACCATTCAGGTTTCACCCCGCTAAATCCGGCTGCAAATTGGCATAACGACATAACCCCCCTCAACTCTTCCGAGCGGAGGATCCGGGCAGCAGGAGAAATAAACTTAATATTGTAAAGCTCAACCCCTTGCTGTTTTAATTCTAATAACTCTGGAGGAAGCACCAATGGGACGCGCCCCGAAGCTACCAATCGAATAAATAATGGGCTGCCGGGAATCACTCCTAATTCACCCTCTTCCTCAAGTACTGCAATAGTACGGCGTATAACTGGAACTAGTTTCTCATCGATTTGCCGACTAAATATCGCACCAGTATTATCAGCTCTCAACTCATTCCTTATTTGAGCTTCCCCTAAAGTCATGCGAGTACTGTTATTCAAATCAGTAAGTTTATCCACAAAGAAATGTGCATTAATCTCGGCCATCAACCACTCAACCAATTTCAAAACTGATTGCAGTGAACCGACCGCGCCTATTTGTCCAATCGGAGCCATACCAGTAATACGGCTTGATGTAACATCGATAGGAATAACACCTCCGGGAGAACGGTCGATAACACCGTTCCCAAAAGTACCATCATCTAAAACATACCACGAAGGTAATATCGTAAGCTCCCCACCCTTGGTTATGATTTCTACTAAAGCATTTAACTCAATAGTAGGGGACAAAGCATTAAACGCCGGGGATCTTCCATACTCCTCCCCTTCATTTTTATAAAATCTAGTAACGATAATCGGGTTAGAACTATACCCTCCTTCGCGTAATACTGTTTTTTCGTCGCTCAAAATATGGATTGACTCATAAGAATATTTTTGCACTCCTTCAGAAGTCGGGTCTACTTTCGCTCTTGGGCGGACTACCCAAAGGACTTTCAGTTTAGTGTCTCGGTTATTGGCTTCTAACAAAGATTTTACTTTATCTGTTTTAGCCGCCTCCCCGTATTCTTCAACTAACTGAAACGCATCATATTCAAACTCATAAAATTCCTTCACCACCCGGCCACGTGAATCTTCAACAACATAAAGATTCTTAATCGGAAGCGCCCGATACTCAACTTTTTGCCGCCCGGGTTTTCGCGCACGAAAAACCCCGATCGCATCAGTACCAAAAGCTCCGCCTTCTAATAGCGCTTCTTTCCGGGCAGTTCCAAAAGCAGCATATTCGTCTTCCATCTGCTCCTGCAACCGGGAATTAATTTCAGCATAAAAATCTTTAATTACTTTACTGTCTCTGACTTGACGAGGTGGGGTAATTTGAAAGGTCCTGTTACTTTTCCATAACGCTCCGTCCAAAGACGAAACCATGGTATGAAGGGCTTGTCCGGCGGTGCTGTCTAAAACATCTTCATGGGTGTAAAAATTACCCGGTGCTTCCGTGGAAGTGAACCCTTGCTTACGTTGCAGCATGTACCGGGCGATCAACTCAAACACACTTTCCCAAGGAGCTCGGCGTGTCTTAACTGCTTGAAATTCTTTTAGGATAATTTCAGCATTAACTTTATCCACTAAAATACCCCCGCACTTCCGGTACTGCCATCAAGAACTCCAGATGGAGATGTAAAATATTTTGACAATCGAGCTAACCGGCGTTGCGCCGCTTGGGCATCAACTGACTCGACTGTATCAACTTTCCCTGTACCCGTCCCGCTAGATTCTAAATTAGTCTGGGGTTTCTTCTTATCCATCATCGACGCCGCAGCAGCCCCAATACCTCCGGCAGCTAATCCGGCAACAATAGCAGTCATTGTTGTACCTAGAGCCATATCACCCTCCTAACTTCTTGATATAATGAACTTGCATAGGTTCGTAACCCTGGCGCATATAAAACCTCTCTAAAACTTTAGCTTTACTGTTTGCCATACAAACCATAATTAATCTCCTTATACCCTTGTGTATACACCATTTTTCGGCAAATGTCAAGAGATTTATACCAAAACGCCGAAATTTTTTACTGACATACCAAACAAGCTCTTCCGCGATTATCTCCCCGTTTACTGGGAGGAGGGTTAAAGACAACACTAAAACCCCAACAATATTCCCTTCCTGCTCGAGGACAAAAGTGGAATCTTTATATGCTTCCGAAATTTTCCGAATATACTCTGGAGATACATCAACTCCATAATCCCCAAAACTTTCCTTTTGGAATTCTTTTAAAAGATTTATGATTTTTTCAAGATCTTCCATTTTCATTTCTCTTACAAAATCACTCATCTATTTAAACTCCTCAAAGTAGATTTAAAACTGCTTTTCCGGGACCCATTATTTCCTTGCCCTGTACCCGGACTCTGTTTCTTCCGGACCGGGTAGGCAAAAGTTAAGATCGCAGCATCTAATCGGTTAGGGCTCCAACCAAGATCTTTTTTAATATCATCCTTCGAAACAAGATACGCCACATTATTGCTCGACTCTTTTTCAAAAGGTATTGCGCCCATCTCGGCCATTAACTTCTCGTCATCCGGTATATGAACTTCCGGATCGTCAAACCAAGACCGAAACTCAAAGTGCATCTCCACACGTTTATTCCTATGCCGGGTTGGATCCAAAGACCGCTCTCCAAAATGCACCCCTTTAACTAACCGCCGACTGTACCCCAACTCATGTAACCTATCCATCGCGCCGTGCTCATTAGTAGTATCAAACGTAACCAAGTCCGGTTTCTCGCGCTCAATAATTTTAGCAACCCTCCCGGCCAAACGCATATCTCTCTCCAAACCATCGTCCGGAGGGATAATTTCAAACGGGTGCATCTTCTTCCCTTCCCGGCGAGCAATAACAGTTTCATCCCCTGTACGTCCTTGGTCTATGCCAAGAATCAGCGGGGAGTAAGAAACATCAACTGGTTTTCTTTTCCGAGCGGCATACACTTTAGCCAAATCAAAAAACCGACCCTCGGCTTTTACAAAAGCCTCCTCCGGATTAAAAGGATACTCCTGGATAAACTTCCACTCGTGCCCACCGAGCGAGGCAATCTTCCGGCGCCTCCACGCTAAATGGTTTAATGTTAAACCTTCATTTTTGTATATTTCATAATATTTCTGCTCCTTCTCATCCAAATCTTTTTCCAACAGCGGAACTGGATCCACATACTCATCCTGCCAAAACCACGGGATAAAAATTAAAATGAAACCATTACTTCCGGAAACAGCACCCTTAACCAAATTATAGAAAAAGTTTCCCGGGCCATTAGCCGTCGATTCAAAAATCAATTCTGTCCCGGGTACATCCGCAACCGTTTGCATCAACCCAGTAGACAACTGATCGGCGTTCTCATAAAATCCCACCTCGGATCCATGAAACAACTGCACTGTCATACCACGCCCAATCTGGGCACTACCGGCAGTACCAACACTATACCCCGAGCCATTATCCATCAACATGGCACGCTCGGTATCCTTCTCCAACGGTTGCTGTAAATCCGGAGGTAAGTTCCGGCGAAACTTCTGGGCTATACCAAAAATCTTAATTGTGGATTCTACC